GGCACCCACCATCTCGGGGGCTCGGCTGTAGACCAAGCCTGCCGCCTTGATGCTCATCTGGCCCTTGGGGTAGACCTCACCACGCCAGGTGTTCGCCAGGCGCTGGCCCAAGCCCGCACCCGTGATCTGATTGCGCAACTCGGTCTTGAGACCGTCGGAGGCTTCGCGGATGGACTGCGTCACCGCCTGCTCGGCAATGCGCACCTCATCGGCCAGCATCTGGTCCAGGTCGCCGGATAAAGCGGCCATCAGCCTCATACCGGCGCTCCGATCAGGGTCCAGATCAGGCGATCCCGATCGACCAGCGGTGCTCCCATCACTTGATAGGTCTGACCAGCAACAGTGAAACGTTCTCCCTCGCGGGGGGACGGCACATCACTGGCCATCACATCAAAGCGGTGGGTCGCCAGTGCCAACCGGGTATCTCCGAAAGACTCGACGACATCGGCCTGCTTGGCGATGAACCGGGTGGTGATTTCTCGGCCATCGGCCAGCCGGTAGGTGCCAGGCACCCCCAACCGGACGAACAGACGCGAGACCGCTCGCTCAAAGGCAGCTTGCATGAATCAAGCCGTCAGCTTGATCAACACGCCCGGACGGTGGCACATAGGCAGCGGGTTGCTCTGCGTGTGCAGGTCGGTACCCCGGTCGAACTGGCGCGGCGCCTGCTTGGCATAGACCGGCTGACCCAGGGTGTTGACCGTCTCGTTGAAGTCCGCCGGCGCGAAGTAGGTCCCGAAGGTGTCCACCGTGCCCACCGGGAAGCAATGCGCTTCGCCGTCCGCAATGAACTTGCGCACCGTGCCGTCGGCTGAGCTGGCCTGGCCCCGGTACTCTTCAAACGTGATGCCGCCGTATGTGAAACCGGTGCGCACATCTTCGCGCAGCCAGGCACCTTCCTGGAACCGGGTGTAGGACTCCACCACGTTGGCGTGGCTGGTCAGGGCCTCGAAGAAGGACGGAGAGCACAGGCAACGCACGCCGGTCATGAATTCGCCTTGCAGGGCTTTTTCCATTTCGCCGAGGACCTTGACGCACTTGTTGCGCACATTGGTCTTGGCGTCCGCCAGGCCCAACGACATCGTGGTCGCATCAATGCCGAACTCGTCAAAGAGGTTGTAGATGGTCGAGCCATCGGCATCCAGGATCTCGCCCTTCAAGGCCCCCATGCGCAGATGCTCCAGCGTGATGGCGTGCTTGTTGCGCATGGTCTCCAGGTGCCGCGCCAGCACGCCAGCCAGGGTTTCGAGCTCAGTCTCCGAACCAAAGGCACGGATGCCCTGGACTTCTTCTGGCAGCACCACGTCATCGTGCGGAATATGGGGGATGACGAAGGAGCGGACCTTGCGCTTGCCACGCGTGCCCACAGTGCCAGGCGAGCCCGGGGGCATGGTGGGCAGCAGGTTAAGCACGCCGTTGCGCTCTTCGATGATGATTTGCCGAAAGCGCGTGGGCTTAGCAGGAAACAGGTTCAGGTCTTCCAGCCGGCCGTAGCGGTTGGGCACCAGGTTGATGGCGGCCGTGAGGTTGGCCATGCTGAAGGCTGGGTTGGCAAAGAGGTTCTGCATGTGGGGCTCCAAGAATGACGAAACCCGCGCAAGCCAAGCGGCCAGGCGGGTTTGGGGGAATGATGGGAATGGGTGACGGGCGAATCAGGCGCAGGGTTTACTGGCTTTTATGCGCTCTCACGCACCAGCACGCCACGCTCGGACAGTTGCTGTTCATAGGCGGTGCGCTGGGCACCGGTGAGCGCGATTGGCCAGACCAGCGCAGTCTTGGCGACGATGGCATGCCGGGCGATCAGGATGGCATCGCTGCGGTCAGCGTTGGTGGCATCGATCGCGTTGGCTAGCACGCCAATGGCGGATTCGGTGCCGTCGGTCGCAGCGGGGTCGATGGCGTAGTGCTTGCCGTCGCTGGCGTTGCGGCCGAGCACCGTACCCAGAGGCAGGTTCTGGCCTGCGGCGATGGTGGCGACGTCGCGCGAATAGCGGTTGGGTGCTTCGTACTTCAAGAGATCTGCGAGGTTGTTTTGTTCGGTGATGGCGGGCATGGCTTATTCCTTTCTCAGGCTTGGGCGGTAAGTTTCTTGACGGCCGCCACGATGTGCGAGGTCTCAGGTCGGTCAGGCGACTGGGTGCCCGCGTCCACGGTGATCGTGGATCGGATGTCGGCCGCATCGGACTGCGCGGCACGGGCGTCGATCAGGACGCGGCGCACATCGGCTTGGGATTTGCCAGCGGCGATGAACTCGGCGGCACGGTCGGGGCAACCGGCCAGCAGGCAAAGCTCGGCAATCGCCTGGGCGGTTTGCGTGACTTCGCGCTTGGCTTGTGCAACCAGTTTTTCTGCTTCGGCCAGATCGATGGTGTTGGCCGCGGGGTTTTGAAGGATGTCCGGGGAATCAGGCATGGAAAGCTCCTTGTGGGGAAGTGCCGCCTCAGCACGGATGACGCCCCGCACCTGAGACGGCGAATGGTTACGGGCGTTAAGAAACTGGTGGAATTGGCTGAGGGTGGCCTCAAGCGTCTGGACACCATCGGCAAGGCCCTGGGCCACGGCATTCGTGCCAAAAAACAGTCCGGCCTCGGTGGCGCGCACGGCAGCGAGATCCAGGCCGCGCATGGCAGCCACGTGTTCGGTAAAGATGGAATACAGCCGATCGACCTCACCCTGCAGTTCGGTCTTGGCCGCATCCGACAAGGGTTCATGCGGTGAGTAGTCGTTCTTGTGCGCACCGGCCGTGATCGCGGTGAAGTGGTAGCCCTCCTTGGCATCCTTGACCGACTGGTCGACATGCAAGGCGATCACGCCAATTGAGCCCACACCGCCCGTCTCCGTCACGAACAGCCGCTGAGCACTGGCGGCGATGGCGTAGGCGGCCGAGTACGCAGCGTCATTGGCCACCGCCCAGACGGCCTTCTGGGCAGCCACTTCGCGCACACGTCGTGCCAACTCGAAGCTGCCCGAGGCCTCGCCACCGGGTGAGTCGATGTCGAGCAAGATGCCACTGACCTGGGGATCGGCCAGGGCCGCATCGAGCATCGCAGCGATCTCACCGTAGGAGGTCAGGCCCGAGGCCGCCTCCATACCGAGGGAACGTTTCACCAGTGATCCGTGGATCGGGATCACCGCAATGCCCTCAGGCGCAGCGGCCAGCGGGGGCCGTTGGAAAACTGCCATGTCCATCATGGGCATCGCAGGCACATCGGCCATGCCGATGCGCTGACCAACGACAGAAAGGATCACATCCAGCTTGGGTCGGTGGATAAGTAAAGGCGTCCCGAACATTCGGGAGGCAAGGTAAGTCATGGTTGGAGGTCCTGGTTGTCTGTGGGTGCAGCCGTGGGATCGGCGGGCTGCTCGTCGGGTGGCTGCACGTCTTGCGTATTAGTGGGATCCAGTACGGGCGCCTGGTCATGCCGGGCATCGGAGTCAAAGACCAGGCCCAGCGCATCGGCCCGGGCGTTGTCGGCTGCGATTTCACGATCGACGTCCTCGGCGTCATAGCCATTGCCGGAAATCGCTTCTGAACGGCTCATGAGACCTGCCCGAATGGCGAGCTTCATGGCGTTGAATTCCTTTTGCGGATCGACCCAACTCCAGCCTTGCGGGATCCACTTGGCTGCCTGGTAGGTGCGGCGTTCTTTGCGGTAGCCCGGTAGATCAATGGCCCCTTCCAACACCGCCTGATCCATCCAGGCGCGCCAGATCGGGCGGCACAGTTGGTGCACGATCACCCCGTGCTGCAAGGCTTCGCAGCGGCGGCGGAATTCAAGTAACCCAGCACGGATCGACGAGTAGTTCACCTGCGTCAGGTCGCCGGTGAGCATCTCGTAGGTGATGCCCATGGCAGCGGCCACCGCTCTGAACTGCTGACGCATGAATTCGGCATAAGAACTGCCAACGTCCGCCGGTGCCGAGAACTTGATGTCTTCACCCGGTTCCAGGATCTGCAGCGTGCCGGGCTCCATGCCAGCCAGTGCCACGCCATTCGCATCGGCCGCCGACTCGCCCATCAGGTTGTCTTCTGGAGCCATGCGGGTGATGAAACCGGCAAACATGGCTGCAGTTTTTTTGCGCACCAGCTCAGCGTCGTCGTACTGGTCGAGCTCGTTGAGTTTCACCAACGCCCGCGTGAGCCATGGCTCACCTCGGATCTGACCAGGGCGCAAGGGTCGGAACAGATGGATCACTTCGTTGGCATCCACCCGCACGGTGTCCATGCCGCCCTGGCTGGACATAGGGGCCAACAACCCGTCGTTGGGGTGCGAGCGGTACAGGTGGTACGCCACCCGACGACCCAAGCGGTCGAACTCGATACCCGCACGGATCACATTCCCACCAGGCAGATCTCGGTTCATCGTGGTCGACAGGTGCTCGGCCTCCAGTACCTGGATCTGCAGTGCCACTGGTAGACCATCTTCGACACGTCGGTAGCGCAGTCGAATCAGCGCCTCGCCGCCCTCAAGCATGGCCCGGGTGGCCAGTGCCTGCAGACCGTAGAAGTCGGTCAGGCCTGAGGCATCCGCCTGCTCGCACCAGTCCCACCACAGGCTGTGAATCGCTTCCCGGGTGGCCTGGTCTTGCACCATGCTCTGCGGCTTGATGCCGGTGCCGATGGCGTTGGCCACGAAGGCTTCAATCCCGGCAGCGGCCCAGGCGTTACGCCGCACCAGGTCACGGCTTTTAGCTCGCAGTTCGTCTTGGGCCAGCGACAAGGCGGCCACGGCACCTGGGTTGCCAGGCATCCAGGCCAGCGCCCGGCGACCACCACCTGTGCCGTCATAGACTGGCGTGCCGCTGAACATGCGGCGACTGATCCGAGTCATGGTTTTAAGCCAGGCCATCAGAGTGCCTTGCTCGTGGTGATGCGGATTTGACGCGCTTTGGGTGTGCCAAATTCGCGAGCGATCGTGGCTTCCACCTCGGCGATCGCAGCCTTGAGATCAGCCACGCTGCGGTATTCGATGCTCTTGCCTTCGTAAGTCACGCGGTGCTCGCCGCTGGCCAGCGCTTCGCGCAAGGCCTGCAGGTGTTCTGGGGTGTAGGTCATGTCAGGTCATCCATCGGCTTCGCACCACTCGGCGGGAAGCCGGTGTTGTGCTGCCAGAAGTGCTGAGGCCACCGTCGAACTTCTGTTCTCGGGTGGCCTCGGGTGTGTCAGTCGGGTGGACATCGGCTGGAGGATCAATTCCTGCCGATTTCTCGCCCAGTTGTTTTTCCAGTTCTAGCCAGTGGCGGTCCTCGAACCGGTCCAGCCCTGCAGCGGCAGCCGCCGCGCGGGCATAGACGTAGCAGTCCAGCGCCTCGTTGCGTTCACGCATCTTTTGCCACTCGCGATGGGCAAAGCCGTTGCGGTCGCGCCGGGTGATCAACTGCTCGGCACACAGCTGCTGCAGGTACTCGGCATCGACCTTGGGCAGATGCACGTAGCCGGCCGGGTAGATGGTCGTTACACCATCTTCGGCCACCTCCGCGCTCTTGCGCAGGTTGTTGTAGAACTCGAGCTTGGCAATGCCGCCAGCCACCGGGAACACCTTGATGCCTCGGCGCAGCTTCTTGCCACCGACCGTGGCATCCACCGCCGTCGGCGTGCCGATCAGCGCCGCGCCACCGGCAATGCCCTTGATGGGCATCAGCCGGGCATCCCTCACGCTGCGCACAAAGGCATAGGCTTCCTGGGTGGCGTAGCCGGTATCCAAGGCGATGCGTGCCAGGCTCAGCTGGCAGCCACTGCTGTGTGTCCAGGTTTCACCCATCAGCTTGGCCATGGCTGACCAGACTTCCGTTCGGGCCGTGTCGCCCATCAGCACCCGGTGCTCGACCAGCCACGATGCCTTGCCCCGCCCGAAGGCCCAGACCGAGACTTCGATCCGATCCTTCTGCACGTCAGCACCGGCGGTGAGCAGCAAGCCGCCCGCGGGCACGGTGCCGACGCGGTAATCCTCGCGTCGCTCCAAGAGGCGCTGCCAATCGGGCGCTTCGCCTTCCTCGACCCAGGTCTCACCCAGTTCGGTGTTCTTGAAGGTCTTGATGGCTGAGGCCGATCGGGTGTCGGACATCGCAGCCGACTCCCAGGCCCGAGCAATCTCGATCCAGCTGCGCCAGCCCACGGGGCTGTACAGACTCGACAGGTGGAACCCGGCGGTGCGACCGGCGTTTTCTGGGGCGCAGGCTTGCCATTGGCCGTTTTCCAGCATCCAGGTTTTGTGGTGCTCGGCGATGGATTCACCACAGCCTTCACAGATATAGGCCGCCGTCTCGGGCTGACCGCGTTCCCAGCGCAATTGCTCGAAGCGCAGCCACTGCCGGTGTGCGCAGTGCGGGCACGGCACAAAGTAGCGGCGCTGATCCGACGCCTCGAATTCCCGATCCACGGCACTCGCGCCGGCAATCGTCGGCGTCGAGACGATCAGGATCTTGCGCCGGGCAAAGGTGCGGGTGCGCGCCTCGGCCAGCGAGATCGCATCGCCTTCGCCTTCCACGTCCAGCGGGTAGCCATCGACCTCGTCCAGGAACAGGTAGCGCACCGGCATCGAACGCAAGCCCACTGCGCTGTTGGCACCGGTCATCACCAGCACGCCGCCATGAAATTCCTTGGCCAGGATGGTGTTACCCGAGTCTCGGCTGCGGGCCGGGGCGATGCGCTCCTGAATGGCGGGGCTTTCTTCGATCAGCGCGTCAATCCGCTGCTTGGAAGCCCGCTTGGCCATCTCCACCGTCGGCCACACCGCCATCATTGGCCCCGGGGCGTGGTGGATCACATAACCCACCCAGTTCAGGCCCAGCTCCGTGCCACCGACCTGCGCCCCTTTCATGAACACCACCCGCTCGATCGGCGACATAGGCGACAAGCAATCCATGATCTCGCGCAGATAAGGCGTGCGACTGGTGCGCCAACGTCCCGGCTCTGAGGCCGCCTTGCTCGAAAGCACCCGGTGCTTGTCTGCCCATTCGGAGACCGTGAGCAGCGGATCGGGCGTGAGGCCTTCGCGCCAGGCGCGTTCGATCGCGTCCCAGCCTTCGTAATACAGCTCGTCCATGATCAATCGACTTTCGGCTGCAAGTCGCCCAGATCCTGCAACTGTTGGCGCACAGCAGCGTCCAGCGCCACATGTAGCTCGTGGGGATCCACACCCAGCCCTGCGGCCATCTGCGACGAAATCCGTGCTGGCCAGTTGAGCCAGGCATCGCGCTCGGCCCGGGCCAGCTTGAACACGTGCGCCACGGCCTGAGAGCGATCGACCAGTTCGCCCTTCAAGCGCGCCAGACGCACCTTGTTGGTCTGCGCCTTGACGACTTCGTTGACGGTGCGCGCCTGCAGCAGTGATGCGCCGCCAGTGGACAACGCTGGCGACGGCGGATCGACTGTTTCGCGCACCACTTTTGAGGATGCCTGCGGAATCTCGCGGACTGCTGCGGGAGCTTGCGGTACTTCTCTGGCTTCGCCAGTTACTGACCGACGGTTCGGTGTGGTGTTGGCCGCCCACTGGGCATCTGCCACCACCGGATCAATCGTGCCGTCCGGCAAGGGCGTGATACGCCCCGTGTCGATGGCCTTCTTGACGGCCACGTGCGACACGCCTCGGTGGCGCGCGTAGGCGCGAATGGACAGTCCCATGGTGTCGATTTACTCAGTGCAAGTGGGTGGCCTCCTGGATGCGTTTTGTCATGCAAAGACGAGTGAATCACCCGGGATTAGAAAGAGCTTGGCTTCGGTTGCGAACAGCGCGTCAATCACATCGTCCTCAACACAACAGGCAATCGAAAGGCCAAGACGATGAAAAAACAAAACACCCAGCCCATCCAGGACCTGCTTGAAAAGATCGCACTCGATCACCTTTTCATCCAGACCCTGGAAACACAAATGAGCGACCGACTCGACTTTCATGAGGTGAGCGTCTGGGGCGTCAAAAGCGCACTGGAAGCGGCTTTTGAAGCAGGTCGCATGGTCGCAACGCAATCGCCCACCCAGTCAAACCCCAACTGAAAGTTTCAACATGACAACCCAACTCACACCCGCCCAGCAAGCCATCCTGGACCATGCCCATCGGCACACCGAAGGGAAGATCGAATGGTTCCCTGACAACATCAAAGGCGGTGCACGCCAGAAAGTGATCGACGGCTTGTTCAAGCGCTCCCTGATCACTTACGACGGCAAGAACTGGTTCCTGGCCGCCGAGGGCTACGACGCACTGGGCGTACCTCGCAAGGCACCCCTGAACCTCCAAGATCTGGATACGGTCATCGAAACCGCACAGCAGTCGAAACCACGGACCCGAGACAACAGCAAACAAGCGCAAGTGATCGCCATGCTCAAGCGCCCCGAGGGCGCCACTATCGCGCAGATTTGTGAGGCCACCGGATGGATGCCGCACACCGTACGCGGCACGTTTGCCGGCGCCCTCAAAAAGAAGCTGGACCTGCAAATCACCTCGACCAAGGAGGCAGGAGCAGAGCGGATTTACCACGCCGCCTGAACAGGAGCCAGGATATGAAAACAATGACCATCACGATCGAGCGCAAACCTCTGGCCATCATGCTCGATGGCCAACAGGTGCAGGTTGAAGAGTTGAGCGTCCGACTGCCCTTTGGACGCAAGCCCACGGACATCAAGGACATCGCGGCCAGTGGCGACTACGTGGTTTACGTCACTGAAACCAGGACCATGACACCGGAGGAATTCGACGGCTTTGCCATGAACCTCTACAAGTCATGCGACTGGCTCAAGGGCAAGGGCGGCTACTTCATGCAAGGCCGACTGTGCGTGGAAGTCCACGCGCCAGGACGCCCGTTCCTTTATGTAGATCCAAGTGGCAGCGACTACTGTCGGTACATCGCGCGTTTGGGTTAGTGGTGGATAAGCCACGCTGCGCACCAATTTCAATCAAAGCCTTGGCTTTGATTGGGAACAGCGCGTCAATGAGGTCATCGCCAACACAGCCACGGAGCCAACGATGACCACCACAAACATACCCACCACACAGAATGAAGCCTGGGGCTTTTGGGGCACGATGAACAACCAAGCAGCAACGGCTTGGCCGATCGCGATGACCGCGATCTCGGACGCCACCTACCAGCCGCTTGAATCGGTCCGCACCTTCCTTGATAGCCGCCACGGTCGCCACTTTGCCGACGACGTCCTGAACGAACTGCGCGCCGGTGCCACCCTGCGCGACGCGATCCACGCGGCCACCCAACGCTGGATGGGCTGGACCATCGGTCGCCAGACCAGCAAGCAGTACGGCATCCCCAAGGGTCTGCCTTACCTCACCGGGTTCGTGATTCACTGCGAAATCGTCGAAGAGTCCATGGCCGATTGACGGACCCGCAGGACTTCGAAACCCCGGCGCAGCGCGTAACTGCGCACGATCGACACGATCGTGAAGATCAGGCCGATCAACAGGTTCTCAGTGACGGTCACGGCCAGACCGAACAACGGGAAGACCACCATTTGCGTGGCCACCGCCACGCCATACCCGACCAGCACATTGGCAAGCGACTCCACCAAGGACATGAGGCGCGACTGTTTCATGCATCGGCCTCCTCTGTATCTGCTGGTGTCGCCATGCCTGCCGCTGCCGCCAGGTCGTTGAACTTGACCGCATCGGCTTCCCGGTAGGCCTCCTGACCCGTCCAGTCTTGCCAACGTCGCACGATCACGTCCACGTACTTTGGGTCGAGTTCGATCAGCCAGCCAATGCGGCCGGACTTCTCTGCGGCGATGAGGGTAGTGCCCGAGCCACCGAAAGGATCGAGCACGATGTCACCAGGACGGCTGGAGTTGCGGATGGCCCGCTCGACCAGCTCCACCGGCTTCATGGTCGGGTGCAAATCGTTCTTCTGCGGCTTTTTGATGTTCCAGACATCGCCCTGATCGCGGTCACCGCACCAGTGGCGGTTTTGCCCCTCGGGCCAACCGTAGAGGATGGGCTCGTACTGCCGCTGGTAGTCGGCGCGGCCGAGCGTGAAGGTGTTCTTGGCCCAAATGATGAAGGTCGACCACTTGCCACCGGCAGCCCGGAAGGCTTGCTGCAGCGTGTCCAGCTCGCTGGACGACATGGCGATGTAGGTGCCCCCAGCGCAGCGCGCCAACATCGGGGTCAGCGCAGCCAACAGGAAGTCGTAGAAGCCATCGCCCAGGTTGTCATTCAGGATAGGGCGGTCCTTGCCCCGCATCTTATCCTTGGCGCTGTTCGCATAGTCGACGTTGTACGGTGGATCGGTGAACACCATGTCGGCCTGGGCATCGGCCATCAGTGCGTCGTAACTTGCCGGGTTGGTGGCGTCGCCACACAGCAGGCGGTGGTTTCCCAGCTCCCAAACATCCCCTGGACGGGAAATCGGCGTGACCGGCACGTCGGGCACCGCGTCGTCATCGGTCTGGCCATCAACTGTGGTCTCCTCACCGGCCATGATCTCAGCCAGGGCATCGGCATCGAAGCCTGTGATGTCCAGGTTGAAGCCATCTTCCTGCAGCGACTGCAGCTCGATCCGCAGCATGGCATCGTCCCATCCGGCGTTCTCGGCAATGCGGTTGTCCGCAATGATCAATGCGCGGCGCTGGGTGGGGGTCAGGTGGTCGAGGACGACCACCGGTACGGTGTCCAGGCCCAACTTCTGGGCAGCAGCCAGGCGGCCGTGCCCTGCGACGATCACGCCGTCAGATCCGGCCAGGATCGGATTGGTGAAGCCG